CCTATAGAAACGAGGTTAAATTATGTTAAAAAATATTATGACGCGATTAGTCAATTTAAAATCAACATACCAACCCCAGTTATGGCAGGGGTTAGGACTCCTCTTCGACAGTTTGCTAGTTGTGTTTTGGTCGATAGTGATGATACTCTTCCAAGTATTTTCTCTTCTGATATGGCTATTGGTAGGTATGTTGCACAGAGGGCTGGAATTGGTATTAATGCTGGTAGGATTCGTGGAATCAATTCTAAAATTCGTGGTGGAGAAGTACAGCACACAGGAGTTATACCTTTCCTCAAGAAATTTGAATCCACAGTCAGATGTTGTACACAAAATGGTGTTAGGGGTGGGTCAGCTACTGTCCATTTCCCAATCTGGCATCAAGAGATTGAAGACATTATTGTCCTCAAAAATAACAAAGGTACAGAAGACAATAGAGTCAGAAAGTTAGACTATTCGATTCAGTTATCTAAATTATTTTATGAAAGATTTATTAAAGACGAGGATATCACTTTGTTTTCTCCTCACGATGTGCCTGATTTGTACGATGCATTTGGCACAGATAAGTTTGATGAACTATACGAAAAGTACGAGAGAGCTTATTCTATCCCTAAAAAGAAAGTAAATGCAAGAACACTGTTTATGGACTTACTCAAAGAAAGAGCAGAAACAGGAAGAATCTATATTATGAATATTGACCATAGTAATACTCATAGTTCATTTTTAGATAAAGTAAATATGAGTAATCTATGTCAAGAGATTACATTACCTACAACACCTATTAGTCATCCAGATGATGAAGAAGGTGAGATTGCACTTTGTATTTTATCTGCAATTAATGTAGGTTCAATTAAATTAGAAGAACTTGATGACCTTTGTGAAATTGCAGTTCGTGGATTAGATGAACTAATTGAATATCAAAGATATCCAGTTAAAGCTGCAGAGGTATCAACTAAGGCAAGAAGAAGTTTAGGTATAGGATACATTGGTCTTGCACATTATCTTGCAAAAAACAAAGTCAAGTATGATGAACCAGAAGCACATAGATTGGTGCATGAACTTACTGAAAAATTTCAATATAATTTATTGAAAGCATCTAATCAACTTGCATCTGAAAAAGGTGCATGTGAATGGTTTGATAGAACAAAATATGCAAAAGGTATATTACCTATTGATACTTACAAAAAAGAAGTTGATGAAATTACTCCACATAAACTAACAGAAAATTGGGATAAACTAAGAACTTGTATTAAGGTACATGGACTAAGACATAGTACTTTATCGGCTCAGATGCCCTCTGAGAGCTCCTCAGTGGTCTCTAATGAGACAAATGGTATAGAACCACCAAGAGACTATTTAAGTATCAAGAAATCGAAGAAAGGGCCTCTAAAACAGATAGTTCCATCATATCAAATGTTACAAAACTTTTACACACTTTTATGGGATATGAAGGACAATGATGGATATATAAAAGTAGTATCTGTAATGCAGAAGTTCTTTGACCAAGGTATTAGTGGTAATTGGTCTTATAATCCAGAAAACTATGATAATAACGAAGTACCATTGTCAATTATGGCAACAGACCTTCTTAAAACTTATAAATATGGTTGGAAGACTTCTTATTACCAAAATACATATGATATGAAGACCGATGAGGTTGTTGAGGTTCAAGACGAACCACTTCCAGTAGTGGAAGATTTAGAAGATGAGGATTGTGACGCATGCGCCATATAGAATTTGCAAGAAGAACTAACGAAGAAAACATACAAAGAAAAGAAGATAAAAAAGAGTTCTATAAAAAGAAAAAAGAACAAATCTTATCTGGTTATGTAAATTACAATGAGAGTGCAAGGAAGGAAATTTTTAATCCAGAAACAGACCATCCAGAAGATGCACCAGAAATAACTAAACAAGGTTATTCATTTGCAAAGAATAGATTTTTTATTGCAAGAGACTTCTTTAATCAGTCTCACATTAATTGGACTGAACATATGTTTAAGTTCCAAGAACAACGAAAACAATATTATCGTGAAGAACATATCATCGGTGCAAACTACGATGATAAAGGAAAAGGATTAGATACATGGGTTAGTAAAGGAATGCCCTTTCCTAATTATGGAGAAACTATTCTCCTAATGTATCAAAAGAAAATAGAAGACCTATTTGGTGTTCGATTAGTTCCAACATATTCTTATGGAAGAACATATGATAGACATGCAAGGTTATTAAGTCATACTGATAGACCATCATGTGAGTTTAGTGCAACCTTTCCTATATCATATAATACAGACGATAATAAACCATGGACTATATGGGTTCGTAATGATGCAAATTATTGTGGAATGGCAAACGATGACTCATGGGATTTAACAATGGGAAGTCCATATGATGAAAGAGAAAATTGTATTCCAGTAGAATTAGAGCCAGGTGATGCATTATTTTATCAAGGAAGTAATGTAATTCACTGGAGAGAAAGATTAGCTGGAGAATCTGCAAGACAAATTTTTATACATTATCTACATAAAGATGGCCCTATGTATAGAGATTTTCCAGTACTTGCATATGATGGTAGACCATCAATATATCATGGAACAGGAAGTAAAAGTGGAAGATTATTTGAAGAAGCAAATATGTTTTTACAAGATGGAGAAAATTATTGGAGATATGGGAATAGTGCATTGACAGACCCATTAACAGGAAAACCATGTGCAAAAGGTTACAAGAAATATGAGTAAAGTATTTAATAGAAACAAAGTAAATTTTTTAAAGAATCCAATCTTCTTTGGAGAGGAACTTAATACCCAACGATATGACGATTTTAAATATCCGATTTTCGACAAATTAACACAAAGACAACTTGGGTATTTCTGGAGACCAGAAGAAGTTTCTCTTCAAAAAGATAGGAACGATTACAATGAACTAAGTAAAGCACATAAACACATCTTTACTAGTAATCTAAAGTATCAGACACTTTTAGATTCAGTTCAAGGTAGAGGCCCTGCTACTGCATTGTTACCTTTCTGTACTCTTCCAGAGTTAGAAGGATGTATCATTGCATGGGATTTTATGGAAACAATCCATAGTCGTTCCTACACTTACATGATAAAGAATTTGTATCCAGACCCAACAAAGGTATTTGATACAATTCTAGACGATGAGAAAATCATTGCAAGAGCAGAGTCAGTAACAAAAAGATATGATGAGTTTATTGACTATGCACAGAGATACAGTTTAGGATATGAAAAGGATGAATACGAACTCAAGAAAAGATTATATCTTGCATTGATAAGTATCAATATCCTAGAAGGTATTCGTTTCTTTGTATCATTTGCATGTACTTTTGCATTTGGTGAAATGAAGAAAATGGAAGGGTCTGCAAAAATCATCAGTCTGATTGCAAGAGACGAAGCACAACATCTTGCAATTACACAACATATCCTTAAATGTTATCAGAATCAAGAAAAAGATAAGTTAATGTTAAAGGTTATGAAAGATTGTGAACCAGATGTTTACAAAATGTATGAAGATGCAGTAAATGAAGAGAAAGACTGGGCAGAGTATTTGTTTATGCATGGTAGTATGTTAGGATTATCTACTACATTATTAAGTCAATATGTAGAATATATTGCAAATAGGAGACTTCGTGCAATTGGTTTGAACCCTATATATGATATCTCTAGTAGAACTAATCCATTACCATGGACACAACATTGGTTGTCATCGAAGGGACAACAGAATGCACCTCAAGAAACAGAAATTGAATCTTATGTGATTGGGGGTATAAAACAAGATATAGATAACAATACCTTCGAAGGATTTAAGTTATAATGAAAGAATTAGGTATGGTATTATTTGGATGCATGTGTTTTGTAGGATTTTTTTCTACAATGATATATCCAGAATTAGAATATAAAGGATACTCTAGTACACATTCTTGTACTGGTGAGTGTTATGAAGAATATGTAAGAACTCATGGGTCAGTAGTAGAACAATTGATTGCAAAAAGAGAAGAAGCTGCTGGAGACCCATTCTCTTCTATCAAACCATTGTGGGCTGGATGTGCAGCTTGTCATGGTCAAGAAGGACAAGGTATTGCAACATTCCCAAGATTAGCAGGTCAGAGTTCAGATTACATTGTAGGAAGATTAATATCCTACAAGAATAGAGAAACAATAGGTGCAATGTCCCAAACTATGTGGGGACAAGCTGCAATGTTGTCAGATAGTGATATAGAATTACTAGGAGACTTTATAGAGGAGACTATGAAATGATTGAGATATGGAGTAAACCATCATGTCCTTATTGTGTAAAAGCAAAACAACTTTGTGAAAGAGAAGGATATGAATTTAAATATTACATGTTGGACGAAGACTTCACTAGGGAAGAACTCTTTGAGATATTTCCAACTGCAAGAACTTTCCCTCAAATAAAAGTTGATGGTGAGTCAATTGGTGGATTTGACCAATTACATGCTTGGCATCAAAAGGATTGGAACGAAAAATAAGGAGAAACAATCATGCAAGACCCAGACACAGTAAGGTCTTTTTATTGTATGGAATGTGGTGGTGAAGGTGATATAGAACATGAAATGGGTGATGGATATGAAATTAAACACTGTCCATTTTGTGGTTCAGATTTAAATGTTGAAGATGAATTTGACATACAGGAAGAATTAGATTTCGATGAATAGACAAGTAATACTAGATGCACTAAAAACATCTACAGTAAAAATAGATTTTAGGTCTTTAAATTCTGGTAGAAATATAACTGGAGTTTATAAAGGACATTCAGCAAAACAAAGTATACAAAGTAATAAAGTTGTAGTTTGGGATGTTGTGAACTCAAAGTGGGATGACATTGAGTGGGATACAATTATATCATGGGAAAAAGTGAATGAAGGTACAATCAGCTAAGGCAAAAGGGAGAAATTTACAAAAATGGACTCGTGAGAGACTCATTGAGGAATTAGAAATACATGAGGAAGATGTTGAAAGTAGGTCTATGGGTGCTTCTGGTGAAGACCTCATTATGGCAAGAGCTGCAAGGAAGAAATTTCCTTACTCAATTGAATGTAAAAATCAAGAACGAGTCAATGTCTGGGAGTCCTACAAACAAGCACTAGAGAATTCTGGGGACTATGAACCCATAGTCGTAATTAAAAAAAATCATCATAAACCATTAGTGGTTATAGATGCAGAGGCATTCATTAAAATGCATAAGGATGAATAAAGTATCAGATTGGTTTGCAATGTCAATGACGAAGTTCTTTCGTTTTGTTGCAGATACATTTTTTGCAAAGAGATATGGACATCGTGCAGTTGTCCTAGAAACAGTTGCTGGTGTGCCTGGCATGGTTGCTGGTATGTGGATACATCTTAGAAGTCTTCGTAGAATGGAAACAGGATATGGCCCTAAGATTAGAGAACTTCTTGCAGAGGCAGAGAATGAAAGAATGCATCTTATGTTCTTTGTAGAAATTACTCAACCAAATCTATTAGAAAGATGGTTAGTGTTATTTGCACAAGCAGTCTTCTGGATATTTTATTTCATATTGTATGTTTTCTTTCCTAGAACTGCACATAGAATGATACATTACTTTGAAGAAGAAGCAGTAAAGTCATATACAGAATACCTTAAGATGGTAGAAAGTGGTGAAGTAGAAAACATCCCAGCACCACAACTTGCAATAGATTATTATGGGATGAAGAAAAGTGCAAAGCTTTCAGACTTAATCAAGAAAGTCAGAGCTGATGAAGCACATCACGCAGATATCAATTTAAAATATAGTGAGGGGCTGTAGCTCAGTAGGGAGAGCGTCTGGTTTGCATCCAGAAGGTCGTAGGTTCGATTCCTATCAGCTCCACCATATTTGACACATAGGTACATCTTTTGTTATACTACTCTTGTAATAAAGGAGTAATATGTCAAATCAAGTAAACGAAGTAATAAAAGAAAACCTTGCAGAGGAAGTTGCAGAATTAGGAACTTTAGAAGTGGTTTCTAAGTTGAATGATGCAAATGTCTCAAGAGTATCCAAATTCACTGGTAGTGAAGGATTCGGTGCAGACATAGGTGAGTTTGCAAGAAGTGTTTTAGTTGAACAAATGTTTGAGGAGTTAGCAGAATAATGGAAGATTATATCAGAACAGAGTACGAAATCCAAGACCCTACAATGGGTTTTAGTGGTACATCTTTACAAGGATATACAGACCCAGTAAGTTTCTATGATTTAGTAGAAATTTTAGGTAAACCATCTATTGATACTAATTTAGATGATAAGGTCAATGTCGAGTGGTTGATTGAAGGTAAAAGATACTACATCGATGAGTATGGTGAAGAAGATTGGGATTATGTAAAAGCAACAATCTACAACTGGAAAACTAGTGGTGTTCCAAGTGGTGATTACGACTGGCACATTGGTGGTAATGGTTGGGCTGCAATCGAACTTGTAGAAGAGATTATCAAAAATAAAATGAAACCAACAATTAACTGGATGGATTAATATGGTAGTAATTTATGTGGAAGGCCCTCGTGGGGGTCGTCTTCCATTACGAGAAGAAAACATGATTGTAGATTATGTGGATACTGCATGTCAAGAATTAGAAATCAAAAATGCAGACATCGATGTTGTAGTTTACAATAAGTTTCCTAAAGATTATTATGATTGGTTAGGATGTTGTTTTGGAAATGTAGAAGATGGTATTACTATCGAACTTACAAGAGACCAAGATGATATGTTCCAAACACTTGCACATGAAATGATTCATGTGAAACAATTTTTAAATGGTGAATACCCAAGTGAACGAGAAGCAAAAAGTAAAGAGTTTGACTTACATAAAGTCGTCTCTGAAAAAATTGGTTATTGACAGATGGGTACATCTTATAGTAGAATAGAATTATGACATTACAAGAAATGATAGAAAAGTACGAGACATTATCTGAGTCAGAACAAGCACATGTTGATGCAGCTCTTGACTCTCAAGATGATAATGACCTTTGTCTATGTGGTAAGAAACTCTCTGAGGGAGACCCAGAGTGTTATTCACATATGACTCAAGGGTACTAACAGTTACGAAGTGACAACTCATGGCAGTTGTATATTGGGTCTGAGTCTGATTCTCATATAAAACCCCTAAAGGTGCTGATGGTTGGGTTTACTCTCTCCTTCCCCATCATCGTTGTCACTTCACTTTTTTCGGAGAGTAAGGAGTATTATGGCAGTAAGAGGAAAAGCATTTGCAACTACACATGTAGCAACTAGGAAGACCACATCCCAAGGACAAGGTGGAAGAGGTCGTAGAGTTAAAATAGGTATGGCAACTATGAACAAACATCGTAAGAGGTCATATAAAAAGTATAGAGGACAAGGAAGATGAGTCAACCTCAACAACAACAGAAACCCAGTTGGGAAAAAAGGTTTAAGGATTATAATGAATATCAAAGAGAAGTTAGAAAACAAGTTGAAAAGTCTCAAAGACAAAGCAAAGAAACAATCTAGTAGTTTTACTACAGAAGAGTTAAAGAAATCTACAAGGATTTTCAAGTCTGCAACACCAAAGTATACTTGGGATTGGTATCTTAAGTGGGTATCATCTATTCTTGTATTGGGTGCAATGTCTATTCGTGGTATTCCAGAGTTGCAACAAACAGATTTGATACTATCTATTTTTGGTATCACTGGATGGGTTGCAGTTTCGATTGCATGGAAAGACAGAGCATTGATTATGTTAAACACTGTAGGACTAATGTTCCTACTTAGAAATCTGATTACATTATGGGTACAATAAATTTAGGAAACAGTTTAAGGTATGACATGACTGGTCGTAAAAGAAAGACCAAGAGTCTAAAAACTAAGAAAAAGTGTCATACTTCGTCATACAAACCTCTCAAAATACCTCAACATGTTTTGGACAGACAGAAAGCTGCAGAAGACCATAGAAAGAAATATCCTTCTATGACTACTTCTAAGTACAGTCCACAAAAAGACAATGATTGGAAGTTAGAGGAATCTAAAAAGTTCACAGTTGCACCAGCTTACAACAAGGGTGCATATCAAGTAATACCAAAGAAGGACATTAAATGGATTGGGAAGTAGTAAAGTATATTTTAGATACACTTCTTGTCATCGGTATAACATTCTTTGCTGGGTTTTTTGCATGGGAGTCATCTAAGATGGTTTCAGAAGATAAGAAAAATAAAAGAAATCCAGACCTTGGAAAGGGTAAATTCGATAAACAAAGAGTCGAATATCGTGATGGGGATAACACTTAAAATTTTGATTTTTATAAGTAATTAACATGAGTAAGAGAAAACAAAAATCTCTTGATGAAATCTATTATGGTGTAGAACCTCATGCAGAAGACGATAGAGACAAAAGTAAGTGCATGAATTGGTATAACTACATGAGTGATAATAAATCATGTGGTGAATGGTTATCAACATGGATGTCTGAAAGAGAGTATGACAGTCAATATGTTAAAGGAGTTAAGAGACTTAAGTATGTCCCTAGAACTGCAGCTGCCCTTGCAAGAATGCAAACGAGGGCAGTACCATGTGTATTCAAAGATAATCTATTAGACCCTAACACTACTCAATTCATAGAAAAACATGTCAACAAGATTATAGAAGATATCAAAGCATCCAAATCAATTCAAGAAGAGGAAAGAAAAAAGAAACCAGTAATCTCAATTCAAGAAAGAATACAGAACAAAGCAGATGAGTATGCTGGTGAAATTGAATATCAACTAGATTGTTACATAGATGACCCAAAAAACAAATTCGATGTATTTGCATATTTAACAGATGAAAAAGTATCAGCTCCAGTTGCAGTCAAAGTTGGAGATAACTTCTTCAATCTTGAAAGAGAACTGGAAGAAGCTGTAGCAGGTACATGTCCACAACTCAAAGAGGCATATTCGTTTCTATCTAAGAAAGGATTGAAAGATTACTACAAGTATGTTTGTGATATCAGAATAGATTGTGATAAGTATGCAACTGGACAAAGAGGTCAGAAAAGAACAAGAAGGAAAAAAGTATACACTGCAACTGAACAAACTAAGAAACTAAACTACAAGATAACTGATACAGAGTATCATCTTACCTCAATTAATCCAGAGTTAATTGTCGGTGCAATGCAACTATGGACATTCAATACCAAGACCAAAGAACTTACAAAGTTTGTTGCAGAAGATAGAATGGGTCTTGGAGTGAAAGGAACAACAATTCAAAGATTTAATAACTACAGTGCCATGAAGAAGATTGGAAATAAAACAAAACATTTCCTTGACAGAATCGAATCTGGTGGTAAAATAGTATTAAGTAAAGTATTAGATGAGATTAATACAAAATCATCTAAACCAACTGGAAGAATTAACGAACACACTATATTATTGAGAACTGAATGATTTTAATTGACCTTACGCAGGTTCTAATTGCGTCACTGATGGCACAAACCAGAGGTGGAAAAGAACCAATCAATGAACAACTTGTAAGACACATCTGTTTAAAGAGTCTTGCAATGTATCGAAAGAAATACTTTAAGACTTATGGAGAGTTAGTCCTTGCAGATGACTCTTACAATGTCTGGAGAAAGGATGTCTATCCCTTCTATAAAGCAAATCGAAAGAAAACAAGAGACAAAGATGACAAAGATTGGAATCAAATCTTTGATTGCATAACTGTCGTGAGGGAAGAATTAAAGTATAATTTCCCTTATAAATATATCTGTATATCAAAATGTGAAGCAGATGATATTATAGGAACTCTATGTGAGAAGTATGGAGATACAGAAAACATCATGATTATTAGTGGTGATAAAGATTTCCAACAACTTCAAAGGTATGGAAAGGTTAGACAGTTCTCACCTATCACAAAGAGTAATATTAAATTAACAAAGGAACAGGCAGAAGAGTATCTTATTGACCATATTATAAGTGGTGATACTGGTGATGGTGTTCCTAATGTTTTATCTCAAGATGATGTATTTGTATCTGGGTTGAGACAAAGACCTCTTTCTAAAAAGAAAAGAGAGATTATCAAAGACCCATTAGTTGCAAACGATGATGAGATAGATAGAAACTTATCAAGGAATAGGAGTCTTATAGATTTGTCCTATATACCTAATGAGTACAAAGAAAAAATCCTTCAAGAATTTGATAATGTACAAGTTGCACCAAGAGGTGGATTACTAACATACTTTATCAATAACAGATTGATGGATTTAGAAGAAAGTATTGGAGACTTTTAATCATGGCAAAA